CTTTTGTTAGATATTTTCCTTCTTTACACAAAAGACACGCATGACTGAGAATGCATCTTTTGATTTTGACACACTGGCGCTTGGGGAAGAGGTTCTTGGTGTTGAACCAGACCTCACCTCTCTGCGTTTGCCCTCTAAGGCTACTAGGGCAAAACAGAGACTGCGTGCCAGTATAAACTCCAGTTCAGGGTTGGAAGAGATTGCCAGGTATGGTGGGTATCAGACCTATCATCCACCAGGCAATACTGATCCTTGGGTCAGAACCACCCTGAAAAAGCAGCTACCAGACATGTATTCGCGCATCTTTGGCTTCACTCGTCGTGGACGGGGAGTACCCGGTATCTATGACGCCTTAGAGAAGTACAACTCCGATGTTGTCAACCATACTAATCTGGACTTTAACCAGCGTAAGGCAATGAGAACTGCGATCTCTAGAGCGCGCAGTGCTTTTAAGTTGCCAGTTAAATACCAACCTTTGGATTGGCACGAGGTAGGACAGTTTATGAAGACTGATACCAGTGCAGGGGTTACTTTCCCCGGAAAGAAAAAGGCTGAGTGTATGACTCAGATATTTACTGAGGCACGATGGTTAGGGCACCGGATGAAGGAAGGTGGAAAGACGCGATTTGATCCTCGCAAGGTGAGGTTTCCTCCTTGTCTTGCTGGCCAGCGTGGTCATATGTCCTCTGTTGAGGAGGCAAAGACTAGGTTGGTGTGGATCTACCCCGCAGAGATGTTGGTTGTTGAAGGGTTGTATGCCCCTGTCATGTACAAACAGTTGGTTGAGATGCATGATGGACCACTTCTAGCCGGGAAGGCTTCCCAGAGACTATACATGCAATGGTTGGGGAAGTTCCGAGATGGGATGAAGTTACATGGCCTTGATTTTAAGGCTTTTGATACAAAGGTACCACCCTGGTTAATCCGGGTTGCCTTCCAGATCTTACATGATAATATCGACTGGCTTAACTGGAGAGGGAAACCTACCAGTAAGAGGTCACGCCAAAAGTGGCGTAATGTTTGGGACGGAATGGTTTGGTATTTTATCAATACCCCCATCTTGATGCCAGACGGTAGGATGTTCCGAAAGCACCACGGTGTACCGTCTGGAAGCTATTTCACGCAACTGATTGATAGTGTAGTCAACTACATTTTGATACAGTATTTGTGTGAGTGTCAAGGGATCACTTGTGATAACTTGAAGGTGCTTGGTGACGACAGTGTGTTCTCCGCTGTCAGGTCACTTGACTTAGAACGTGCCATTCGTGACGCATGTGCCGTAAACATGTTCTTGAGTTTGGATAAGTGCGACGTTACTACTGATCCTACTGAGTTTAAGTTACTTGGTACTCGGTATGTTAAAGGACACCCGTATCGTGATGATACTGAGTGGTTTAAGTTCGCGTTGTATCCTGAGAACGTTCCCCCGGATTTGGCAACGTCAATGTCAAGACTGGTTGGGTTGTGGATCGCTGGAGGTATGTGGTCCAGGCAGTTTTGTGAGTTTTTCCATTACTTTCAAAGCTGTTTCGAGTGTCCAAAGTACGGATGGTTTTCAAAAGACCAGCGGAAATGGTTAGAAATCGTACATGGTGGAAGAGCCCCAGTTGGATGGACAAACAAGAGGTCCATGTTTTG